AGACACAGATAACGCAACTCAATTATATATCCCACCAACAGGTGAGGTTGTTAAGAATATTGCCTTAACTGACAATGTATCTTATCCTTGGTTCGCAGTTGCGGGTTACAGTAGAGGTTTGGTAAACGCAATCAAAGCACAAAAGAAACTTACTCTTGACGAAAGAGATGAGTTATATAAGGCAAGAATCAACCCAATTGCAACATTCTCTGATACAGGTACCATTATATGGGGTAACAAAACGTTACAAGTTAGAGAGTCAGCTTTAGATAGAATCAACGTAAGAAGATTGTTATTAAGAGCAAGAAAATTGATATCTGCAGTTGCTGTAAGGTTATTGTTTGAACAAAATGACGACCAAGTAAGACAAGAATTCTTAAGATTGGTAAACCCTATCTTGGAATCAATTAAGAAAGAAAGAGGTCTTTATGACTTCCGTGTAAGTGTTTCTAATGATCCAGAGGACATCGACGCTAACACATTAAGAGGTAAGATTTACATCAAACCAACTCGTTCTTTAGAGTTCATTGATTTAGAATTCGTAATCACTCCAACAGGAGCTTCATTCGACAATATCTAATCTAAAAGGAGATATAAAAAAATAAGAAAGGAGGGTAGAAATACCTTCCTTTTTTTATGTGAAATGCTCCATGTGGAACGTTTTGTATAATAAAAAAACAATTATACTTCACCCAGAATACTAGAACTAGATATACTAGTATTTATTATTGTTATATTAAATTATTAAAGTAGAGTATTAAACTGGAACTAGATACTGGAGCCTGTAAAAAACTACGAAAAATAATCGACAAAAACAAGTATTTCCAATAAAAAACATAAAATAAAATTATTTTTCAATATAGATATATTTATAAGAAAGTAAATAACTTAAAAACTTTAACAAATACAACATGGCAGATTTATTAATGAAAATGCCGGTTCCATATGAACCGAAAAGAAAAAATAGATTTATCCTAAGATTTCCATCATCTTTAGGAATAAACGAGTGGTATGTGTTCTCAACTTCGAGACCAGCTGCAAAAATTAAATCAGTTGAAATTCCTTTTTTAAATACGAAAACTTACGTTGCTGGTCAATTTGAGTGGGAAGAAATGAAAGTTCAATTTAAAGACCCAATCGGTCCTTCAGCTTCTCAGGCTTTAATGGAATGGTTCCGTTTACATGCGGAGTCAGTTACAGGTCGTATGGGATATGCTGCGGGTTACAAAAAAGACATCGAATTGGAAATGTTAGACCCAACGGGTGTTGTAGTTGAAAAATGGATTATCCAAGGATGTTTCTTAACTAGTTTGAACTTTGGTGATTTGAACTATTCACAAGATGAATTAGCAACAATCGACGCTTCATTAAGAATGGACCGTTGTATTCAAGTATATTAATAGAACAACTTTTCATATCGAAGACCAATATTCCAGAAATGGAGTATTGGTTTTTTTGTTTTAAAACTTGACTTTGTTATAGTTATAGTATAAATTATAATATGGAAGAATATAAAATAGACCCAACAATCGCATACGATGTGGTGGAATTACCAAGTAAAGGTATTCATTACACAAATAATAAGAAATCAGTTCGAGTTGCATATCTTACAGCTTCGGATGAAAATATCTTATCAGCACCAAATTTAATTGCAAATAATGGTGTAATTAATGAACTATTAAAACGTAAGGTTTTAGATAAAGATTTACAAGTAGATGATATTGTAGATGAAGATAGACAAGCTATTTTAATATTTTTAAGAAATACGGGGTTTGGTTCAACTTATAATTTAACGGTAACTGACCCAAAGACAGATCAACCATTTCCAGTAGAGGTAGATTTATCCTCATTAAAAATAAAAGATTTTAATTTAAAAGAAGACATTAATGGTGAGTTTTCATATCATATGTCTAAATCAAATGTTAATGTAACATTTAAATTTTTAACACAAAAACAAGAAAAAGAAATTGATTTAATTAAAGAAACTTGGAACGGAAATGGAGTACCTCCTACAGTTACTAAACAACTTGAATTTATGATTAAATCGGTTGAAGGTAATAAAGACCAAATGAATATTAGGAACTTTATTGATGTTTTACCAATAAAAGATTCCCAAGATTTTAGAAAATTTGTTAAAGAAAATAAACCAGGGTTAGATCTAACCCAAAATATTACAACCCCGTCAGGAGACACAATCCAAGTTGAAATTGGATTCGGGGTAGAGTTTTTTCGACCTTTCTACGGAATATAAAAGAGGACAATTAAACGAAATCCTATACCTTGTTAAAAAAGGTTTTTCATATGGGGACATAATTTCTATGCCAATTTATGTAAGAAGATATTATGTGGAGTTCTTACTTGAATTAGAAAACTCTAATTAATCTATTTATTAGTATGGCATTAACTCAATCACAGATAGATTCGGCGGTTTTAACGTATAAAAACGATCCTGTAGGATTATCAAATTATTTAAAAACTAATGGAGCTACCACAGATCAAGTACTGGCGGCTTTAGCAAAATTTAAAGGAAAATCGGAATCAACAAAAACAAGTTCAGGAAATGAATCAAAAGCCTCATACGCTGGTCAACCCAAATCTTTATCGGAAACATATAATATAACACAATCTAATACATTTCAAGACGGAGAAGTAACTAAACCAATTGATGTTTTATCGGCATTATCAAGTAATGGTTTGAGTTTATTAAACCAAATGGCTTTAACTGCGGATGAAATGTTTAAACAATTGGCTTTAGAAAATCAATTAAGAACTGAAATTAATGAAAAAATAGGTATAAGTGGTGCATTATCCCAAGGATTGAGACAAGAAATGTTAGATTCATATCCTGCTGCAATTAGATTTGGTTATGGAATTTCCCAAATAAGTGAAATGGTATCTACTATGATGACTAAGTCAGGTAGATTTAATATGATTTCAAGTGAAACATTAAATAATACATTTTCAACGGCAAGGGCATTTGTTGGTAGTTTAGAAGAAATGGGAACCGCATTTACGGAATTTGAACAAATTGGAATTGGTGCAGGAAATGCGATTGAAGAGATAAATAAAGCAGGACAAGGATCGTTATCGTTAGGTTTAACCGCAAAGGGAACCATCAAAGACATACGAGAAAATTTAGGTAAAATTAACGAATTTGGTTTTAAAAATGGAGTTCAAGGGTTGGCTGAAATGTCCAGACAATCAAAAGAATTTAGAATTAACATGAGTGAGGCTTTTAAACTTGCAGATAAAGTTATGGACCCCGCTAATGCTATTGATATGGTTGCAAATTTACAAGTAATTGGAGGTGCGTTTGGAGATTTAAATGACCCATTAAAGTTAATGTATGATGCTACCAATAATGTTGAGGCATTACAGGATTCTTTAATAAAAGCGGCGAGCGGTTTAGCCACCTATAACCAAGAACAAGGTAGATTTGAAATTACCGGTATTAACCAAAGAAGAGTTAGAGACATGGCTGCAGCCATGGGAGTTGATTATAGAGAATTAACTAAGAGCGCAATTGCATCCCAAGAAAGAATGTTAGCTAATAATGATTTAATGGCTAAAGGTTTTAATATACCTGAAAAAGATAAAGAGTTCATTACCAACTTATCTAAAATGGATAATGGTAAAATGACCATTGAAATACCGCAATCATTATCAGATAAATTCCAAGGACAAAGTAAAATTGCATTAGAAGACTTAACACAAAGTCAAATTGAAGTATTAGAAAAAAATAGAGACCAACTTGAAAAAATGAATCCTGAAGATATTGCTAGAGATCAGGTAAACTCAGTTATGAATATTGAAAGAGATGTTGCTGCGATGTTTGAATTACAAAAAATTCAAGCGGCCTTAGCTGTTAAAGGTTCTGGAACTGGTGAATTAGGTTTAAATTCATTAGCTGCTAAGGCGGAGGCTACTGTATCAACATTTACTGATCAACTTTTAAAAGACAAAACAGGCCCATTTTCTGAAGGAAACAAAGAAAAAATAGCAGAGGCAGTTAACACTATTAAAACTAACCCTGTTGTAAGTGAATATCTTAATAAACTAAAAGTAATGGCGGACACTTATGGTGACACCAATCCTAAGATTAAAGAAAGATATGAAAAAATAATGAAATCTTTTGAAAAGATAGAAAAGGGAGAATTACCAAATTCATCTAATGGACAAACAAAAAATATAACTTTTAAACATGAATTTGCACCAATACCTGCATTTGTAGACGCTTTAGGAAGTAGTATTGTTAAAAACCCAAATACATTTAATGAATGGGCTGAAAGAAATTCAAATGAGTTTACCACACCTAATGTAGCTAAAAAATAGG